CAGACCAAGACCGAAGTCGAAGTCGAATAGTTTGAATACGACGGTGTTGTTGGTTCCGTGTGCTCTTCCAACTGAGCTATGCCGGTTTAGAAATTTTACAAATGTACAATTGGCCAAGTTGATTACAATGTCGGTCTAAATTTTTGACATTGTTTGTGTTGGTGTTGGTGTTGATTTCATTCGTGTTTTTGGATTCAACTTGGCCGATTATAGTATGTATATGAAAATATATATCAAATTTTTTTCATAATTGCTTAAAAAACATACATACTCTAATAGTTTTATCAATTGATCATGGTGTCATTTTCACAACACGTTCGGCATCATACAACAATAACGCACGTCTATACCCGAGACATTTTTCCATTCTTGACTGGAATACGAGCCATTGACATATCAATTCGCGGCTAACACGGTCGGTTGTTGCATTCAATTCTTCAGCGCTCATCAATCCTTGCTGATATTGATGCGTTAAAGAACACGCCTTCGAATGACAGATTCGTTTGATACTTGACTCAGTTGGCATTCCGTCATCACGTGAGCACAATTCACAACAAATACGCTTACATATTACACATTGACTCTGACTTACACCGACACGTTGCTCCAGAGGAATTCGCTCGGCACAGCAAACCCCACACGCCTTACCCGCCGCATCCAATTCGTGTTTCGATGCTGTTTGAATATCCGTTGATTGTCGGATCCCTTCAATTCTATCTGGAATCAATGAACGTTCTACGGTAAAAATGCTCGCTACGCGCTTTTCGTGTCGCTTGATACTTTGTTTGTGTCCATCGAGTATTTCTTTCTGTGCCATTTTGTCTATTATATAATAATTATCAAAACGAAACATTAAATTTTTGTCTTTATATATGACATTGAGTATTGAATACGACGAAACCATTCAAACCAAAAATATACCGGCACTAGGTTTCGATCCTAGGTCCTCGGGGTTATGAGCCCCGCGCGCTTCCGCTGCGCCATGCCGGTTTTGTCAATATCAAGCGACGAACCTAATATTGACTAAGTGGTTAAATTGCGAATATCCGGGTTTGAACCGGAGACCTTTGCGTTATCAGCACAACGCGCTACCAACTGCGCCATATTCGCTGATATATACGTATGAATGTCTATACCAAGCGATGAACCTGATAATGACTAATACCCGCAACTGGTTTTGATCCAGTGACCTCAGGGTTATGAGCCCTGCGCGCTGCCGCTGCGCCATGCCGGTTAATGTCTATACCAAGCGATGAACCTGATAACGACTAAATGTAAGATTACCGGCACTAGGTTTCGATCCTAGGTCCTCGGAGTTATGAGCCCCGCGCGCTTCCGCTGCGCCATGCCGGTTTTGTCTATATCAAGCGACGAACTTAATATAGACTAAAGTATTATGATTACCGGAGACAGGTTTCGATCCTGTGACCTCGGAGTTATGAGCCCCGCGCGCTTGCCTCTGCGCCACACCGGTTGTTGCCTATATCAAGCGACGAACTTAATATAGACTAAATTGTTAAGTTACATATGTCATGTCGATTTTTTTGACTGTGTTCCTGACTGACGGAATGAAAATTTTTTACCCATACCAGGATTTGAACCCGGGACCTTTATTTATACGAAATTGTGTGATTTTTCGTGGTTTTTTGTGTTTTTTTGTGCGCGCCATCCAACCATTGAGCCATGCGCGCTTATGTGTCAATGGAAAATAATTCCTATATAAATGTACGCCGCAAAAAATTTGTAAAAATAAATCGACGGACCTCATCCAGCATAAAAAATTGATATACCGAATATAATATAAATTATTATACTAATCATATATCAAATATGTCCAATCATACATGCGAAAAATGTAGTAAGGAATTTAATAGTCGATCGCATTATACACAACATCTTAAACGCAAAACTCCATGCGTAAAGACAGATACCCCAATAGCCATTCCCACACCACCAACACCAATGACGCCATCACAAACGCCAAATATTGACACCGCATCATTTGAAGACCTAAGAAAATATTACGATGAAGTATTGAATACAGACAAAAGTAGTTATAAATCCAGTAATGATGAACCTACACCTATAAATTGTATCATTGAAATGATAAGTAAACTCCCTATAGAATTATGGTCAAAACCAGATTTATCGATATTAGATCCGTGTTGTGGAAATGGTAATTTCTTTATCCCTGTTATCCACGAATTACTAAAACATCATCATACGAAATCAACAATCGTAGAAAAAATACTGGAATTCAACGATATAAACGAAACCCGGTTGGATAATGTACGCCGGATATTTGGCGCGAATGATAAATACAAACTACAAATAACCAACCAGGATTTTATGACTTTTTATACAAACAAAACCTACGATTTAATTATCACGAATCCACCCTATGCGAAAATGTTAGAAAATGGACAACGTGCGTCAAAGAATCATAATCTAATCAAAGATTTCATTGAAAAATCCCTATCATTATTGAAACCCGGTGGATATTTACTATTCCTAACACCCGATAATTGGATGTCATACGCGGATAGAAATAAATTAATTGAAATCATAACACAACTTCAAATTATACATTTGGATATTCATAGTGCCAAAAAATATTTCAAAAAAATTGGCTCTAGTTTTACGTGGTATATTATTCAAAATACGAAAGCATATCAACCGATGACTGTTTCGGGAATATGGAAGAAGAACGCATATAATGGAACCGTTCTATCACAACCGCGTAAATATATACCGTTGTTATACAACCAAACCATCCAAGATATATTAGCCAAAACAGTCGATAATGACCAACTACCTAAATTTCAAGTCAAAACCAGCAGTGATTTACATCGATACACAAAAGCGGAATTCATTCGGGATGAACCAACTGATGTGTATCAATATAAATTAATTCATACACCTACACAAACGGTCTATGCGTCTCGCCCACATAAATACCAGGATGGATACAAAGTGTTTCTATCAACTACTGACAAATATGGTGTATTCATCGACCAATGTGGAATGACACAATCGATTGTATTTATATTGTGTAGTGATTTAGAACAAGCGACGAATTATATGCAGATATTACAACATCCATTATACGTATTCATCAACAATATTTGTAGATGGGGAAATTTCAATAATATACGTATCCTACAGAGTTTTCCTATTCCCGATATAGCACGCCCAGCTGAAATCTATTCGTATTTCCATATTAATCCTACTGAAATCGAGTTTATTGAAAAGAATTTGTAGGACGCGTTAAGCACAATTCACACTTCATCCATTTCGGCATATTTTATTTGTAGTTTTCGCGTGGATTCGGGTATAAAATACTCCCCGAACATACATACACTTGACCCTAAAAAAAATAATATAGATATAATGATAGAACTATTTATCGTATCCCCAAACATTAGAAATGAAAATAATAGTAATGCTATACGACGAATAATATCTAAACCCGATAATAAAACATTACTCGGAACAAGTTGGTTATTGATGCCGAGTATAATGATTTTATTGTAGAAATAGAATTGGAGGCATGCACTTATCAATAATGATACAATGATTAAATGTGACGTTATAGGTGGTGGTCTATCTATTGTCATAATAACCGATGGGATAATAGCAAATACAAAATACGAAAATTGAAAAATAATCTGAAAATCCAGATGGTTGATTGAATATTTTTTCACACTATATTCAATTAGAATATTGTACAATGTATTGAGCAAACAACTAAATATAACCGATATAGAAGATTTCCATAAATTGATATCGTGTTTCAAATATTCATACATCATAATACTATAACTAACTAATAGAAAAAGACAGCCTATGTAATATAATTGCCGGATTTGCTTTTTCAAGAAAAAGATAAAAAATGGGATATTCCATATAACGAAACTACTTCGCAAAATAGTATAATAACTAAGAGTTAGATTATTGATACTATAAAAAATAAGCAAAGATTCGACTGTATAAATGAACCCGGCTAAAAATGGAAATAATAGAGTTGTTCGACTATAGGTTTTTATACGCTTTCTAATAGTAGGAACCCCGAAAAATATTAGATAGAATGGAACGAATAATATCGATAATAATGTCGCAAACCAGAAATTTTCATAATTGTAGGTTTTTTGTATATATTTTAGTAGAATAAGATAGCCACTTAAATTGATAACGTAAAATATACTATGAAAGAGTATAGATACACATGATGTGTGTATAGATAACATAATTATTTTACTTATTTACGTAGTTTAAATAATTATATTAACTATATTCTATATAGTTTAATCTTGTGTAATAAAATAATATCAATAGTTAAATACGTATTTCAAGAAATGTGATTGTATAAATTATTTGCCGTAAAGCAAAAGAGATATAGATAATTCTATATTTTCTGTTTGCTTTAGCATATAAATATATGTCTGTATGTTTAACGGTAAGACTAAATGGGTTCTTTCCATTGTGTGTAGTTTGTGTTGGTATTCCAATAATAAAAATTATTCGACGTGTGGTCAAATTTACGAACCCATCCAATGGGTAGCATGGATTCTATATGTTTATTAAATAAAAGACTTGTCCTAAATGGTAATGCATTGATTAATAATTTCAATTTATTATTTTCGAGTTCATATAACATATCCCCAACAGTCTCGCCTCTTGTATTTAATATACTAAAAACCGAACTTTTTTTATCATGAAACATTTTCAGTATTTTAATTTTATCATCCATACTTCTATTAGAATATGTTACACCATGTGCAGCTGTATTTAAATATGTTACACCATGTGCAGCTGTATTTAAATATTCACCACATAGTTGTGTAAGGGTTGTTGTATTTTCTATTAAAAATTGTATTAATTCTGCTGACGAGTTGGAGCAACATGCGGTATATAATGGTGTCATATTTCTTGTTGAAGTTCCATTTAATATTTCACGTTGTGCTTGGTTTAGGGAAAACTTATAGTTATGTGGGTAATATGTTGTAAACGTCCAATATTTAGCAAAGTTGTCAGAATAATATGGTGTATTTTGAGAAATTAAATTACATAATTCATTTACATTAAGGGTGGAGTGACTTTCGATCGGATCGACATGTGCAGTATTTACGCTATCAAGTGGGTACACGCCAATGGGTTGTATGGGTTTATTCCATATAATAAATGGTAATGCATTGATTAATAATTTCAATTTATCATTTTCGAGTTCATATAACATATCCCCAACAGACTCGCCTCTTGTATTTAATATACTAAAAACCGAACTGTTTTCATCATGAAACATTTGCAGTATTGTAATTTTATCACCCATACTTTTATTAGAATATGTTACACCATGTGCAGCTGTATTTAAATATTCACCACATAGTTGTGTAAGGGTTGCTGTATTTTTTATTAAAAATTTTATTAATTCTGTTGATGAGTGGGAGCGACATGCGGTGTATAATGGTGTCATATTCATTCTTGAAAATCCATTTAATATTTCACGTTGTGCATGGTTTATAGTAAAAATTGAGGGTTTTCCTTTATGATCATATGTGGTATCATAATAATGCCAATAATCCTC